GTATGACTTAACTGTTGGAAGTAAACAAATATCAAGATATACTGGTAAAGAATATAAACTTATTAGTATCAGATGGAGACCAGATGCGAATAATATATAATGAAAATAGATTATATTTATCTTTAACAAGAGATGAACAAGAATTAATTCATTGTGATTATTATAACAAACAAACAAAACCTTTAGAGATACCAATGAGTTATCTAAATGGATTACACAAAGATGTGTTTGATGCTATGCATAAAAGATACAAGGAGTTAGATGAGCGATACAGACCTGAAGCTTATATTGTCGAGAGTAGTTAAAAGACCAACAACTAAAACAAAAAAAGAATACAACCTTAATGATCCTATGCAGAGGAAGAAATGGTGGGTAGATAAAGTAGTTTACTTCTGTTCAATCATTCATGACCAAGACACAGCAGCAGCTATGCGTATGGGATTAGAAGTAGGACATCCATCAGCTAAGAAATTAGCTAACCAAGTTTGGGATGAAAAGAAAAGACTAGACAATTTAATTAAAGGGAGAGTAAATGGATACAAATCAAACAAGGAAAACACTAGACAGAAGCACAGGGATAGGGGGAAGTGATGCCACTTATCTTGTCGAAGGTCATTGGTTAAAACTTTACCAAATCAAAAAAGGTTTAATACAACGAGAAGATTTATCTGATGTATTACCAGTACAGTTAGGTACTTATACGGAACCATTTAATAGAGAATGGTTTACATTACAAAATGATTTAAATGTAGTAGAACGAGAAGGTACATTTGTACACAAAGACTATGATTATATCTATGCTAATGTAGATGGTTTTGTATTAGACAAAAAATTAAAACCTATAGGAATCTTTGAAGCTAAGCATACTAATGCTTTCATGAAAGAAGATAAGGTTATTGATAAGTACTATGCACAAGTACAACACTACATGATGGTGGCTGATATGAAACAAGCATGGCTATCAGTTATCTTTGGTAACTTAAAGTACAAAGCTTACCACATACAACAAGACAAACAGTTTCAAACAAGACTATTGAAAGCAGAGAAATTATTCTGGGAACATATGTTATCAGATAATGAACCAGCAGATCATGTTGACTTTGATGCAATAACAGGAGGAACTAAATGACAGACAATAAAAGATATTGGGATCAACTTAAAAAGACTGATCCTAAATTCACAAAGCGTATTAACAAAGGCTTTGGTGAGATTACTACCATTGATCCACAATGGCAGATAGGTAAGATGACCGAAGTCTTTGGTCCAGTAGGTGTAGGCTGGGGATACAGAGTAAAATATACATACACAGATCAATTAGTATTTGCTGAAGTATCTGTATGGACAGGAAATAACCAAGAGTTTTATGGTCCAGTATCTTCAGTACAAAAACTATGGCGTAAGACTGGTGCACTAGATGACGAAGCACCAAAGAAAGCAATGACAGATGCTATGACTAAAGCATTCTCACATCTAGGTGTGTCAGCAGATGTGTTCTTAGGTATGTTCGATAACAGTAAATATGTTGAGAAAGTTACAGAAGAATACAAGTCACTTAACAAAAGCAAAGTAACAGAAATGAAAGGTACTAATGATAAATAAAGTAACACTAGTAGGAAGAGTAGGCGTTGAGCCTGAAATAAAAACTACAACAAATGGCTTGGAGTTTTGTAACTTCAGTCTAGCTACTAACAAAAAGATAAAGAAGAATGAACAATGGGAGGATAAAACAACCTGGCACAAAGTCACTACGTTTGATCCTAACCTTGTTAAGACATTGCAATCTTATGTAAAGAAAGGTTCAATGTTATATCTAGAGGGTGAGATAGACGTCTCCGAATGGACAGATAAAGATGGTAACAAAAGATACAATACATCCATCATGTTACCTAGAGTAACAGGTGTACTAAGAATGTTAGACAGTAAACCTAAGTCTGATACTTCTGTTGCTAGTACACCATCAAGATCAGATGATGATGGAGCAGACATACCATTCTAAAAGTTTTGGTATCGGAATATACATCAACAAGTAGCCAATGTCTCCGCAGTAAACTACGACAGGGTAGTCCGAGTAAATAGATACCTAGTGATTGATGTTGAAAAAAAAGCCAAAAAGTTTTGTGTAGGTCTTATGACTTTTTCCTACACAATAATGGGGGAAGGTTAATCACTTCCTTCCCCTACTAAAAGTTTTGTATACTGTCATTAAGGTAGTGGGCGTAAAGCATCTGCTGGTTGCTACCCAGTATATAGAAGAAGATAGTAGAAGTGCTTGGAGGTGTAAGCCATTGTGTGCATTGGGTTCGTTACCTATCAGGCTTTGCCTACTATCTTGGAAACGCAACGCAAAGCACATTGGGGAAGGTTTACTACATAATAAAGATATCGTCCTTCCCCATCTAAGATGATACAAAAGAAAGAATGATAATGATTATACAAGAACAACTTGACGACTTGGTTGAAGAACTTAATAATTATTATATGGAGTTACAACAATTAGGTTTCGATCAAGATACTATCTTTGCAGCTTTTGCTATTATGGCAGCTTCTTTA